CGGAGCGTCAACTACGCCTGTCGCCGCTCCGAGCTCGTCGTGCACACCCGCTGCGTCCACGTCCTGGACACGCTCCGCAACTGGCGCGGGACGAGTCGTCCGGGGACCGACGACGGGCTGCTAGCCCATGCGGCGGACGCGCTAGGCTACGGGCTGATCGGCACGCTTGGCCAGACGCCGACGTATGCCCGGCTCCGCTTTCACTGAGAGCAGACTCCGCTCACTGTTGGGCTACCTCCGCACCTCTCGCCGAGGCTTGACGCCTCCGATCCTGGTGGGATAGCGACGTCGTCGCAGGGCGCTACTCGTCCGTCTCGAGATCGGGGTCCCCGCAGCGCTCGCCGACTAGTCCACCACCGCGCGCCACCGCTCGCAGCGTGTGCAGTGCTGCGCTATACTCGCGAGAATGGCCCACGACCCTGATCAGACGCTGCAGTCCTCCCCGACGCCGCCGGAGGGAGATCTCGACGTAGCCGCAGAATGGGAGGAGGCCAAGCGACGCCGACGCATGCTCGAGGGGCAGTGGCGCCAGGATCTGGAGTACACCCTCCGCGACGAGTACCAGCTCGAGCGGCGCAAGGCGCTCGGGCTCCCGAGCACGACGCTCAACCTCGCCAAGAGCACAGTCAACCAGATCAGCGTGATTTACGATCGCGAGGCTATCGTGGGCGCTCCGGGCTTCGCCGACGAGTCGGCCACCCTCCGGGGCGTCCTCGACGACGCGGGACTGTGGCAGCTCGCCCAGTCCTTCGCGCAGAAGGTGATCGGCATGCGCGAGGCGGCTTATCGGCTCGACCTCCACGAGGGCGACACCGGGCCATTCTTGCAAGTGCAGATCGTACCGCGAGACCTCTTCCACGTCATCGCCGATCCGAATACGCCCGACGAGCCTCACACCTTCTACCACTACCGGATCCGCACGCCCGACGGCGAAGACGCCCGGGCCATGTGGACGCGCGACTGTGTCTCCATTGCCAACCCGGACGCTCCGGTCTACCGGATCGAGTCGGAGGACGGCGCCGAGGATCTGTCGCTCGTCTCCTTCGGTGGCGTCGTCCTCGGCAACATGGCCGGCGACAGCTACCCAGCGCAATGGCGGTACGCCTCCGGTCGTCCCCTCCTCCCCTTCGTCCTGGTACATGCACAGCGGACGGGCGATCTAACCAATAGCTTCGTTGGCCGGGAGCTCTTCGACGGAGCCCTTGCCTACGCCGCCCTCCTGCAACAATGGAAGAGAGTAGTCCGCGACGCCTCGTGGCCGCAGCGGGTCGCGGTGGACGCCAAGCTCGACGGCGGCTCTCACGTCGACGGAGACGGCACCGGCTGGGTCACCACCGACGAGGGATCGATCCTCATGTTTCGATCGACCTCGCCGACGACGACGGCGAAGTTTCACCAATTCCAAGCCGGCGGCGATCCGAAGGATCTGTATGCCGCAATCCAGTCCTATGGCACCGACATTGTTTACGCCTTCGACGTGAGCCCGGCCGACGTTGCGCGGACGCACACCGACGCCCGGAGCGGGCACGCTATCGAGATCTCCAGGGACGGGCAGCGGGCAGCACAGCGCCGCTATGAGCCCTCATTCCGACGGGGCGATCTCGAAGTGGCGGCCAAGGTGGCGGCCATGTGGAATCGACAGACGGGGAGCACCCTACCGGAGACCGGTTGGCGGGTGAAATATCCGGGCATGCCGCTGTCCATGCAGGAGAAAAAGCTACTTCTCGAAGACTTCAAACTCCGCGACGAGCTCGGCGCCACGTCGCTCCCCGTCCTCGTGGCGACGCTCGAGGGCGTCACCGAGGACGCAGCTCGAGATCGCCTCCGCCAGTTTGCCGCCGATCGCGCCGAATTCCGGCCCGCCCTCGACGGCGCGGGCATGCCGGCGCTCGACGAGGCCGTCCCCGCCATGGCGGGAGTCGATAAGGCTCAGGACACCGCGCTCAACGGGGCGCAAGTGCAGGCGGCCCAGGGCATTGTTACGGCGGTGGCCGCCGGGCAGCTCCCGCGAAGGACGGGGATCGAAATGCTTTCTAGCTTCTTCAACCTGCCGCTGCCGACAGCTAACCGGATCATGGGCACGGTCGGATCGTCCTTCCGTGCCGAGGGGGAATAATGCCTGACGCAAAGAAGAAGAGAGCAGCCCCCAAGGGACGCTGGATCGCCGAGCCGCACAACTGGACGGGGCCAGCCGGCGCCAACCCGGAGACGATCGTGGACGGCAAGGCGCCGAAGAGCAAGCCGCCGACGTGGCGCCCGTGTGGCGGTGGTAAGTGGGTCTGGGTGGCCAAGCCGCCAGCCTGGGCCGCAGCCGTCAAGAGCGGCGAATTCACGAAGGGCTAAGCCCGCAACGAGGACCGACAACATGCCGCCATTCGAGCCCGATCCGGGCAAAGCTGCCGACGCGCAAATGACCTATGGCGAGCACGCCCGGAAAATGACAGCGATCCACAAGATCCTCGACGCCGCGATCAAGCGTGCCGAGGCTATCGCCCCGACAGAGGCGAAGCTCGCAGAGGCTGAGGCGAAGCTCGCCACCATGCCCGACGCCGCCAAGTCAGCCAAGCGGCTGGAGCGCGCCGAGCGAGAGCGGGACGAAGCGACCGCCGCGCTCGCCGACGCCACCTCCGAGTACACCACGGAGAAGGCGCTACTCACCGCCGGGATCACCGACGCCGACGATATGGCTCTCGTGCGCCATAAGTTTGGGCTCCACGACGGCGACGACTTCTCCAAATACCTCGCCGAGGCGGCACCGGCAGATCGGCACCTCGCCGCCATGTTTGCGCCACCGCCCACCGAGCCCACCGAGCCGCCGGCCACAAGCGGCGCACCGCCACCGCCACCGCCCACCAATGGCGGCGTACGCCAGCCACCGCCACCGGGCAAGACGCGGGATCTCCGGTGGCTCGCAGCGCAGCCAACGAGCTGGAAAAATGACCCGAATAACTGGCCCGAGATCAACCAGATCAACGGCGTCGGCTCTTGACACGTCACCGGGAAACCGGTACGAATTGAGCACAACCCTATAGGCCGCCGCACGATCCGGGATCGTAAACCCGCGTAGCTTCACTGGCCATGACCCATGGAGCTACAGAGCTATGCCTATTCTTCACGCAAACATGGAAGCGGATCTCCGCGAGGCGTCACGCCTCGATCAAGGTCTCCGCGTATCACTGATCGACATGGCCTCGATCCGTCAGGTGCCCGGCGGCGCGCTCGACTACCTCGGCACCGTCAACGGCGCCCTTTCCGACACCGGGCTCGTCCGATTCTGGGAGGGCGGTGGCGCGGACACATTTGCGCTCACGCTCGCCGAAGACACCACTCAGGCGGAGACCGCGATCGTGGACTCCAGCGTCGCCGTCGCCGTTGTGCGCCACGCGCTCGTCCGCAACATTGGCGACCTCGCCGACCTCACCGGATCGGCTGGCGATATCTCGCCCGAGTCGCTCGCCGCTGACGCCGTCCTGGGCAATGAAAGGACGTTTACAAACTCGTTTATGACGGCGCTTGCGACTGCCGCCACCGACGTCGGGACGAGCGGATCCGACATGGTCCACGACGACTTCGCCGACGCGCTATACACCCTCGAGATCGCCGACAATCCCTCCGGGCCGATCTTCTGTGCGCTCGCCGGCCGGCAGCTCGCCGACTGGCAGGAGAGCCTCCGCGCCGAGGGCGGCGCGCTTCACCTCTTGCCCGCCGTGGGCGACATGTTGAGATTTAAGGGCCAAGGCCACTGCGGCGAAATGTTGGGCGTATCCGTATGGAAATTCTCCCACGTCGTCGACGACACCACCGACTTTCAGGGGGGCATGTGGTCTGCCGGCGCCTTCGGGTACAAGATCGGGATCCCCAACAACCCGCGCGGTGGCTCTGCCGTAGCCGTCCGCATGGACGAGCTCATGGTCGAATACCAGCGCGACGCCGATCAAGCGCTGACCAAGATCGCGGCCAACAGTTGGTACGGGATCAGCCTCCTCGAGCAAGCCCGCGTCGTCGGGATCGTCACCGATAACTAAGCGTCTCCGGGTTGTCCTGGGTCGACCTCCTCGGGTCGGTCCGGGACTGGCCCAGGGCAACCCATAGAGGACCGACACATGGCACACGAATTTCAGCGGGAGGATCTGCGGCGCGAGACGCTCGAAGACTCCCGGCTCCCTTGCAAGCGCAACCCGCCCTTTGTTTTCGCGCACTTCCCGGACTCGTGGGAAATGGCACCGGACGGGGACGGCTGGGCGTTTATGCCGCGTATGAAGTGCATGAGGCTGGAGCCCGGCGTCAACGGGATCCGGGGCGAGTCTTACGACGCCGTCCGCCCGCAGCTCTTCTTTGCCAACCTCCGCGCCGAGGGCTGGATCATTATCGACTCCGACGAGGCGGTGGTGTACCACGACGAGGACGGCGAGCTCGTCACCGGCGAGCGCGGCTACCTCGGGAGTCGTCCATGCCGGCACGGGAAAGTGTACTGCTCGGTGTGGGATCGCCCGATCGTCAGCGGGCGAGGGCGCCGAGCTCGGGTCGACTGGAAGACGAAGAAGGACACGGCGGGCTTCAATGAGTGGAAGCTCATGTTGGTCGCGACCGGCGTGATCCCCAGGCCGAGTGAGGCCGGGCTCAACGAGCTGATCCGCGTGCAAACTCGGCGGGCTCGGCGACAAGCCGGAAAGGCCGGCGATAACAAGTATCTCCAAGATCTCGTCGCGAAGGAGTCGGAGCGGCTCGACGCCATGATCAAGGCTCGCGCCGATCTGTATGCCGCCGCGCCGAAGAAGCGGCGCGGCAAGAGCAAGCGCAAGGGGCTCGAGAAGGAGGTCCTGGATCTTGAGTAG